TTATCAAATGAACGGAAATACCGTTCAAGGTCAGTCTTCCCCCACACAGCAACGACCACAACATTCCCCACCACAACAACAACAACAACAACAACAACAACAAATCCAAACACCACCAATTATAGAAAACACACGCGAACAAATATACAAGTCCGAATTTGAACGTAAAAAAGAGGAATACGATTCCATGGTGCGTAAAGAAGTGCCAAAACCTATTCAGTTTCAAGAATCTACTGACGACACACCGATTTCCGATATGGACGCGTTAATTAAGCAACATATGGATGATCGTGAAAAATCTATACAATCATTACAGCCTCAATTAAACCCACAACTTGTTGTATCACCCGAGAGTCAGCAAGAAACGAACAAGAAGATTGATCGTTTAACAAATTTAGTTGAAACACTACAACAAGAAATCGTATTATTAAAAACACAAATGAAGCAATTTGGCGAACCACAATCCAATGACAACAAGCCTCTTTCGTATTCGTCACTGTCTATTGTTGCAGAAGAAAAAGGCGATCAGAGTTCAGAGAATACAAATACAATTGTTAATAATCCCAACAATAAGGATAGTAGTGCGAATACCACTGATGAAATGAGTAAAAAATAATGTTGTAGGTATATACATAAGAGACTATGAACGTTATTTTTCGAACATTGTTGTTTAGTGTGCTGCTAACCACTGCGTTATTTTTCTTGCCAAATTACTCGAACATACGAAAAGAAATGATATTGCCTTTTATTGTAGCATTGTTAACAAAATATATTTTAGGAGACTGGGATGAACAATATATATGGAGTTATAGTGATATTTATTTTTGGGGGTCTGTTTTACTTGTTAGTTACATTACAGTTATAGGAATGAACAAGGTGTTTTTATAGTGCTATTATATATATTATATAATGGATTATAACCCTGACGCACCAAGAACACCTCCAAGAACACCTCCAAGAAATGAGGGAACAAACGACCCCTTTACACCTGTATCCGTCGCCTCGTCTTTTGTTCCAACTGAGGTTGATGATATGAGCCCAGACAGAATACAAGCGATTACCGAGCAAGCAATTAGACACGAAGAAAGTAGATTGTATAAGAAGGTGCTTATTACAGATATGATAATACTTAACCACTGGGGACAGGTTGTTGAAAATCTATATAAACTAGTACCATTTACATTTGAGGATAGAAGAACACTTAGAGATGGTTTATGGGACGACCATATTTACAATATGTACGGAGAGAACATAACCACACAACACCACGTTGAAACTTCCCATAATCAAGACATAGCTGCTATATTTAATGCAAACGCTGATTCTGGTTCTGGTTCTGGTTCTGGTTCTGGTTCTGGTTCCGGACAAAATGCAAGGAAACGAAGACGATCAGGTGGAAAAAGAACACACAAAAAGAACAGTAAAAAGAACAACAGTAAAAACAATAAAAGGAGCAGTAAAAAGAACAATAGTAAAAAATAATATAATAACTTCATCCTATTTTACACTAATGAAGTTATTTGAGCATACATTGTTTATCAATTTAGCACATCGCACAGACCGCTTAGAACACGTTGAAAATGAATTAAAAAAGATGAATATCCAAGGAGAACGTATAGATGCCATAAAAAATAAAAATGGTGCACTGGGGTGTACTATGAGTCATATTAAATGTATTCAGACAGCAAAAGACCGTGATTATTCACACGTCTTCATTTGCGAAGATGATATCACATTTACAAAACCAGAAGTATTCAATAATTCAGTTTCCAAGTTTGAAAAAAGTAGCGATATTGACTGGGATGTTCTTATTATTGGAGGGAATAACCTTCCGCCCTACACAAAAGTATCAGAGTTCTGCATTCGTACATTTAATTGCCAAACCACAACTGGCTATGTAGTAAAAAAACGCATGTACGACATTTTCTTGAGAAATTTTAAAGAAAGTGCAGAAATGTTAATGAAAACAGGAGACGGAAAACTGTATTCCCTTGACATATATTGGAAAAGACTACAAAGTGGGTATTTTTGGTATATGCTTACTCCACCTACCGTAATACAGCGGGAAGATTATAGTGATATAGAGCAAAAACAAACCAAATACGATTGGCTCATGTTGGATTTGGATAAAAAATGGTTTATTCAACAGCAATTAGCTCAGCAAAAACAGCAAATTCAAAAAATACCTATGCTTCACAACAACAAGTAACGCGTGGTATCCTACTAATTCATAATGCGTAAAAATTTGGATAACACCGTTTTATTTTTCTCTTCATATTTCTTTGTTTCCAAAAGGGATTCATATTCCTTTTGTAATATTCGCTCTCTGTATTGATTATTCTGCTTTGCCAATAACTGTTCTGCTTGTTGTTTTTCTAATGGGTCCATTGGTTGACTATCACGAGCTCGCACATAATGGTCCATTGAATTATACTTAGGAACATTGTCGTAATCCTTTTCACTTACGGAAAAGATGGTTTGGTCTTTGTGAACTTTCCGTAAGTCATCGAATTTCAATTTACTAAACGGGTCACATTCCGCATACTGCCCACCATCTTCATCCTCATATAAAGAATCCGCGGCTGATTTGGAATGTAAAACTTGTATTCCATTGTAACGAGTTACTGCATTTTGATTGGTTCTTACGTTTTGTAATGCTTCCCCCATTGAGTTTTGATTCACATTTTTCTGTACTTCATAGGTAGGTTCATCACTTTTAAACCAATCATTTCTACTATCATCTACTTTTCTCACCATGTTTTCCTCGAACAATGAATTAAACTGCTTTCCAAACTGTGATTTACTCATATCCTGTAAATTCTTTGATACCTGTTTTGTAATTGACTTGTCTGTTTGATATAAGCTATCGACTTCATAGTCCTTATGTTTTACTTCTTGGTGTTCTTTTTGTTGCTGCTCATATATACGTACGACTACTTCAAATGCCTTTTTGAAGAACAAAAAATAGTCTGCGGATAATTTAGATTTATCAGGATGCGTCATCAACACCTGCTTCTTTGCTCTTTTTAAATCTTCTTCAGTTATAGTTGTCGATAGATGAAACAAATCCAGCACATCTCTCAATGAGTACATGTGGATATTTAGATTATGATTTTCCATTGTATACACATACAACATATTTTGTATATATATTTTCTACCAATGAATAATAAACTATCATCAATGGTATAAAAACATTTATATAACTAGTTATTATACAAATGCCGCGTGAAATCATTCGCTCTTTTGAAAACAGACAACATTTTTTAGACACCCTAAAAGAGAATCCGGGATTGATTATTATAAAGTTCGGGGCTGAATGGTGCGGACCGTGTAAACTAATAGAAGACCTTGTACACGAAAAGTTCTCTTCTTTACCCGAAAACGTACAACCGGTATTGATTGACGTAGATGATAGTATTGACGTTTATGCCTTTTTGAAAGCAAAAAAAATTGTCCCACATATTCCAACGCTGTTATGTTACGTGAAAGGCAACGACCATTATACGCCAGACGATGTAGTGTCTGGAGCAAATAATGTTCATGTAGGAGAATTTTTTGAAAGATGTATGGAATTACTCGACTAAGTATTTTATTTATTAAACGTGTAAGAGAGTATTTACCGTCGGTTCTATTTCAATATGTAATGAAGTAGGTGCGGGTAAGTCAGTATCCAATGGTTTCAAATGATTTAATATTGTTATCACGTTCAAATTGTTAATTTGTATATATTCACTTAAGTAACCACACTTGTCATAATTTTCCAACAATCTTTGTAGAACATCCAACCCATACCGTAAATAGTTCTTATGTATTATTTTGTAATTACATATGTAGTTATATAAATAATGATTATACCCCAACCATTCATACAAACAATCACAATATTTTGGGTCTTCTTTGATGGCGTCGTAGATAAAGGATGATATAGTTGTATTTTTTTTTTCTTGCATATTGGGTGTGTTCATATATTTTACATAATTTACAATGCTAAATCTTGATGGGGAAATTTTTCGTTTATATAACAATGGTAGTATTATGGTCCAACAATCATCGAATACTTCTAATGACATCATCTTGTTTACAAGGTACACGTGTAAATGAGGGTTGGGTTGAAGCATCGATTGAATAATACGGACATTATGAAGCAGATTTTGTTTGTTTGAAAAATCATCAAATACAACCACCATGGTTTGTTGGTCTGACTCTCCAATTTGGGTATTTATAAATTTGGGCACCATTTGCAATGAAGCATTTGACCTTGTCATTGTTTTATGGTTTACATTATTTTGATTCCATTTACCACCAATAGATATATAGAACGTAGTCCATTGTTGTTCATATAAACAACTCTCCAAATCACTATATTCAATAGTATGAATTCTACTTGACATAGCTATTACTGGTAAATAATAATGTATATAGTATATTATTATTTTGTATTGAGTGGGTTGTCGTAATACCTTTATTGAAATTGTTTCAATTTTATAGATGTGATATATTGGGTCTATAATCAACTTGCCCTTCTTTTCTTTTTCTTATTCAAACTTTTTTTACGTTTAACATTATATTTCGCTTTCTTGGATGATTTTTTGTGTTTTGTTCCTCCATTAATGGGTTTTTTCTCAATGAAATCTAATGAATCTTCATTTTTTACATCCATACTCTCGCTTTTTTTCGTAAACATAGGTTCTCCCATTTCGGATGATTCCTTGGATAGTTCAATCTCTTGAGACTCTTGTTGTATTTTCGGGTCTTCACTATTTTCTTCCTTTTCTTCCTTTTCTTTATTTGTAGCGCCTATACCTACACCAAAACCTGCCAGAGCAGCACCAAAGGAAGAAATATAACTATTGTTGTTATCATTATTGTTGTCCTCAATCGGAGATTCGGGCGTATCTTGTTCTTGTTCTTGTTCTTGTTCTTGTTCTTGGTCTTGGTCTTGGTCTTGGTCTTGGTCTTGGTCTTGGTCTTGGTCTTGGTCTTGGTCTTGGTCTTGGTCTTGGTCTTGGTCTTGGTCTGCATATTCGGGCGGGAGTTCATCTGAGTTATCCACATTTTCACTCATAGCAGTCACGTACGCAAGAACACCTGCAGTTATTGTAACGAAAATATAATTAGCAATAGGAATATGATTATCTATATCCATTTACATTATAAGGATAGTTTTTTCTATTACTAAATCACCAATATAATTCTAATTTAGTATAGAATCATATAAAATCCAGCCTTATATATATACTATGGCATCACTATCAAAAAAAGAAATAGATAATTTGAATGCAATTACGCCTATTTATTCAAACCAAAAAAAAGAAACACCTCCTATTGCGACTGATATTATTGCTCCACCAACGATTGACACAAAGATTGACTCAACGAATAACATCTCTTATGGTATGACAACATTGTTAAATAAAGAAACGGGGATTGACTATGGAATGAAAGACTTGCCATTTGTGATGGCCTCTTATTACATTGAAAAAGATAGCTACAAACCTTTCTTATTATTCCACGTAGAAGAAACAAAAAGAGGCTATACTTTTCCTGAGATGGATGTGAATAAAGAAGAAATTTTTAACGATAATGACTTATCCAATACCGAAAATGAAAAGACATTCTTGGGCCAACTCTTGGAACAATTACTGGGAACTGGTGAAAAAAAAGAACATACACCCAGTGATGAAGAAAAACTCAAATCCGACACTGAGTCTGAATCTGAATCTGAATCTGAGTCTGAATCTGAATCTGAATCTGAGTCTGAATCTGATAACAATCGTCTTACAAATGAAATCTTGCAATCTTATATATCCCTTACTGACTTACCAGAAGGATTCTCAGAAACAAATTACAAAGGGTTTATTAAAGCAACCAACGCAGTGTATTTCTTTTTCGAGCATTATGAATTATATGAAAACAATAACCATTGGGCGACCATTGACGAATTGGTACATAAAAAACAAGTATATAATGGAACGGTTACAGAAAGCACAATAGAACTATTTACACAATTCCCTGATGCGACCACATTATTATCAAACAAAAAGAATATTGAAACACCCCAAGTATGTTACCTGGCAAACTACAATGAAGATACACATTCTACGCAATACTTTACAGAGGATGCCGACCCACTGAGTATTGATTCATTTACCAAAACAGTAGACATACCATTCTTCGACAATGTTTATTTATTTACATCCAAACAAATAACAAACGCCAATGATACATCACAGAAAGCAAAACGCGCGGCAATTTTCATGAACAAAGCAGTTCTTGTTTTTGAAGATGAATTGACAACAGAAGACGTGGATGTATTAAGCAAATACAATATGATTTGCCACGAAAAAAAAGACAATAACTACATTATAATCCAAAAAGATACATTATTTCACTTATTGCCACTATAATCCCTAATTACACAGATACAATATATTTCATTCATTCAAGTATATTGTATTATCCATTATACAGAATATTCAAACAAGAACTGGTCTAATATAGCGGTTTCAATCTCATTTTTCATATTTTGTTCAACATGTAACTGGATTTCGTGTGATTCCGGCTTACGTTCATACAAATCTTCAAAATCCCGAATATAGCTATTTATTTTATCTATTTGTTTATTTGTGGATTCTAAATGTGCACGTAATGCTTCTTGTGCTTTATTATTCTCATGTTGTTTTTCTAACAATGCTTTTTCTTCACCTTGAATACGTTCATCTAATTGTTTTTGCATTACCTGCATTTTATCATTTTGCTTTCGAATAAACTCGTCTTTATTTTTGGCAGCCATTTGTTGTAATTCTTTACTCATTGCCTTTGTGTTTTCATTATCATTGCTCAACACATCATACCAATTATTACGAATTTCATTTACACTTACAATCGAATCACCAATAATATCCGGTTTTTTGATTTCTTTATTACCAAATACCTTCTGAAAATCATTTACAATCTTTTCAGGAATCATCGGACTGGTTTCCATCAAGCGGTCAAATTCTTGACGACATATTTTTAACATATGTCCCGCATCAATACGCTCATCCAATTTTTTAGCTAATTCAATGCGGATATTACGAGCGAATTTATCCCAAGAAATGCCAGCTACGCGGTGTGCCTCATTAAGTTCTGATATTTTCAAATATTGTTGAATAGTAGTCAAAATACCGATCATAATATTAATGGTCCCAATTACCATAGGAGCATATACTTGCATATTAACTGGCAAACTGGTTTGTGCGAACGCAGCTGTTCCCGTAATGGTTGATAAAGTAATCGCTGGAATAGTAAACCACGCGTGTAATCTGGAGTATTTTTGATGCGCTTTTAAATTTAACCACTTATAACATTGGGCGATGTCACACCATTCAGCCAAAATATCTTCATTTTCCTTTGACCATTCCAAAAAAGGAGTTTGTTCTGATTCACCGTCGCCTTTATGGTTACCTTCACCATCTGAAAAATCTTTGCTAACACTACCTCGACGTGGTCTCTCAGTTCCTTCATTATCCATCGTTCCTTCTTTTGACATATTAGATGTGTTGTATATAATATGTCCAAATATTTTTTGAACGCATCTTAAATAATGATTTTTTTATTGAGAACTGACAAATAGCATTACACATTGTCGATACTATCTTTGGAACCATCTTGTGAAATGACATCTGTATCATCTAATATTGCTGTGCTATTTGTACTTTTTTCGTCGTTGTCCTCGATTTGTTTAACAGGACCCACTACAGGCGTATTTACCGGGGTTTGAATAGGGGTATTTGTAGGTACATCTAATGCAACATCAAATGGCATGTTATTACAGTCCCATTGATGTACGTTTTCAACTCCGTTAAACTCTTTGTCATCATACGTGCACGACAATGTATCATCAACTTCTTCAATGTCGTCAATCGTGTATGTAACCGTACATTGTAAATTGGCTTCCATATCATCATAGAATTCACTAAACTTCATGGACAATCGTTTCATTTGTTTCTTTTGGGAAATATGGAAAAATGCCAAGTAATCAATATACAAACGAATTTGCTGTAATAGAATATTAATTTCATACGTGAGGGTATTTATCAAATTCGAAATAGTGAACCCAACTTGGTGTTTCTCGTTATAGGAATCTCGTTCTCTGTATTTTTCTTGACACTTGTTATATAAGTTGTTCAATAAAAACAGAATATTGTTATGAATATCCCGTATGTCTTCCGGTTTGTACTGTTGAAATGGCTCTAATTCTTTGTATATAGGGAAACTCTTGGTTTCTGTCTCTTCAATGTCCAATTCTGCCTTATTTTTTGTGATAAACTCGACAATCAACTGATTCAACTTATAGTAATCACAATAAACACGGTTATTCAGTAATGCCCTAAACTTGTCTAAATGTTCCATTTCAAGTGTAAAAGTTTTGTATTGAAAAAAAAACGCATCTAAACAAAATAGCAACACTTTCTTATTATTTTTTTTTGAAAGGTCGTTATATACTTGCTTACACTCTTGTAATTTTTTATGTGCTGTTGTGCGAACCTCTGTAATATTCTTTTGTAGTTTTAACAACGATTGAAAATTGTGTTTTAATTTATTTATGTTCACAATATGCGTTTCATCCATGGTGTATATACATACCATATTATATTTTCAAACGCATTTGTTATCATTTGTAACACACCCTATATTTTTTTATGGTTTAGGGAAAAATTGATTTACATATAGTATAGTAAAAACTATAAATTATTAATGGAAAACCTCTTCAAATCGTGTATTTTGTGTCGTAAAACCCCCTTTAACTGTTTGTGTCGTCCAACTTTAACACGAACGCATGTTTCATTTCTTAGCATCCCCCTTAAACCAACAAAAGGTGATATTTTAAACCAATATAACCATTTTCAAAGTAGACGAAAAATGACAGGAACACAAAAAAAATAATTACGTATCAAAAAGGATAAACAAATACCATAGGGTATATATATAAAATGAGTAAAGCCATTCCAGAGAATTTTTATCCTATTATTCGCGACTTAATTAATGACTTAGACCATAGTTTCCCAGAATATAACACGTTGCTGGCTTTTTACAAACAAGAGAACTTTGAAGAAAAGTTCTTGCCTTCCGTGTTTGATTATTGTGTAAAATTCTTCCCCGAGCGATTCTTTGATATTTTGTATCAAAATGAAGATATTTTTTCTGACAATACGAACAGTCATTTTTTACCGCATATTGATTTCCAAATATTCTTCACTTGCGAAGACGTTTCTGAGAAAACGAAGCAAACCTTGTGGAAATATCTACAATTATTGTTGTTCAGTGTCATTGAGAACGTAGAAGACAAATCCTCTTTTGGGGACATTGGTAAGATGTTTGAAGGTATTGACGAAGGGGAGTTACAAAACAAGTTGTCCGAAACCATGCAAGGCATCAGCACTTTCTTTGAAAACATGGACACTAAGGAAGATGCAGAAGAATCTACTCAGGACGAAAAAAATGCGTCCCAAGAGAATACCGAAGGTGGTTCCATTCCTGGATTTTCAGGTGGAATGCCAAACTTAGGCTCTATTCAAGACCATTTATCCCGATTGTTTAACGGTAAAATTGGAACATTAGCAAAGGAAATGGCGGATGAATTGGCGGGAGACTTCACCGATGTGTTTGATGAAGGAGACCAAGAAAGTGCTGGTGCAAATCCGACCAAGATTATTCAAAAGTTAATGAAGAACCCTACCAAAATAATGGATTTGATGAAAAAAGTAAGTACAAAATTAGAATCCAAAATGGCAAGTGGTGAGATTTCCAAGGATGAAATGATGCGTGAAGCACAAACTATGTTGAGTCAAATGAAAGAAATGGGGGGCGAACAAGGCTTGAATGACATGTTGAAGCAAATGGCGTCCGGTATGGGTGGATTAGGAAAAAACATGAAGTTAGACATGAATGCCATTGACCGTTTAACCAAGCAAATGTCGCAGCGCGAAGGTCTATTAAAGCGTACTGAACTAAAGAAAAAACAAGCAGAAACAGAAAAAGCCCAACAAGAGAAAGAATTACAAGAGCGCGTCCGTATTCAAAAAGAATTGGCGTCCAAGTATTCGGTTGAAGAAACGTCGAAACTGAATGAATTGGTATTTAAATCTACTTCCGGAGACGTTCAAGCGCGTTCGTTTATTCACCCTGACCTATTAAAAGACATTCTTGACGAGGAAGAAAATGGCGGAGCTCGCAAAAAATCGGATTTAGAAAAAAAGCCCAAGAAATCCAAGAAGAATAAAAAGAAGAAGGCTGCAAAATAATATTATAATATAATAATATATAATGGATTGTAAAAAGAAGACAAAGGAAAGTTGTAAAACTTCAACCAAGTGTACCTATGCCACTGGAAAAGTTAGAAGCTACTGTAAAAAGAAGAACATGACCAAATCTTTATGTAAGAAAAAGAATGAAACCAAATGTAAACGCGTTCGTGGATGTAAATTTGCTTCAGGCACCAAACGTAAGTTTTGTCGTAAAAATGTTACCAAGAGACGCAAGAAAACTACGAAAGGCGGGGGTAAAATCACCAACACTGAAGTAATGTTAGATGAACGCATTAAAAAAAACACAATCGATATTGATAGTCATAACAACCGTATTACTGAAAACACACGTAAGGTCGGTATATCCCTTCAGAACATTCGTGCTGCTGTTGACAGAATTGAAAACCTGGAAGGACGAATGGACGAATCATAATAAACATTATATGAAACTAATGTATATAATGTTAGGAAAGTACATCAACATACCTGTGTTCTTGGTAAGTTTAGCCATTGGAATTTTTGCAGTGTATATTTTAGAACCAGAGGCCCGAAAAATATTTATTTACCCAAGCCCTGATAATGTAAAGAAAATGCAATACAAAGACAAAGTGGACGGGTGTTATGAATACGAACAAACTGAAATCAATTGCGCGGATGCTTCCGGTGAAATTAAGGAAATACCGGCACAGTATTAGCGTGTGATACAGGCATTGAATAATTACGATTATTTTTTATCACACCATATTCTATATGAACTTCAAAAAAACATTAAATAGTGATACGGGTAAAATATTAATATCAATCTTACTTGGTTTAGGGCTCGCCAGTTTATTTAGAGAAGCATGCCAAGGTGATAAATGTATCAATTTCGAAGGACCTATTTTGGAAGATGTTGAAAAAAAAGTATTTAAGCAAGGAAATAAATGCTATACTTACAAATCTCACCGTGTAGATTGCAATAAAGAAAAAAAAGCAGTTCCTTTTTCGGCTGAATCTTCTTTTGAACAATTTACATCGATTGCGTTTTAAAGCACCCCATAAAAAGTTTAGTCTATAATATAGTTTTTATGGAAACAACCATCACCCGTATTGCGGATCTTCCATTGTCAAATGACCCAAATAACAATAATAGATCTATGATAGAACAGCCGAATAATTACATGCCCATCAATGTACACCCCA